CTCCATCTCAATCTAGATTCTTCATTAGTATTAATATCAAAAGGTCTTGGAGTTTGTGGTAGTGGTTCAGCATCTATCAGGCAACCTACTTCTATACCTCTATCCCAACAGCTTTGAGCAATTTCAAGAACAGTTGTATTTATCTCCCACTTTGTTTGCTGAAGACAATTCAGTGCTGTATAAAGTGCTGTTGGTTTTCTTTTTGTTACTTCTTCGTGGTAAGTAAGATCTTTTGATTTGATTGCCTTGATATGTCTAAGTCTTTTTGTATGAAAACCACCTTCAGTAGTGCTAGTCCAATCAATCGGTTGCTCTACACATGGTTCGTACAATGGATAACAAGCTAATCTATTTTTGCGTTGTCGTTTTATCCAATCCATAGAATCTTGTGTAAATTCAATATATGTTTTTGTTTGTTTTCCTGACCTGACAGTAGAAAGTTTTACCATACCAACTGCATTAATCATTATATCTATAAGCTTCATGCCAACTTTTAGTTTGTCCTCCTTTGACCACGATTTAAATACAAACCCTCTGTTTCTCATGTGACCTATCATCATATTGCGTCTATACCTTTGATGATTGGTATCTGATATATGTTCTTTTACATTTTTAAAATGCTTTGCGTCTTGATGCTCAAACAAAGTAAACCTTTGCTCATCTTCAAGCATATGTCCTACTTGTAACGCTGCTTGTGTAGCGGTTTTGTTTTGGGAAGCACTATCAATAACACCTTTGAATGTAATAAAAGCTATAACATCTACATCTTTAAATTCATGTAGCTTAATAGCTGCTGTAGCTTTTACTCCTGGAGTACCTCTCCAAGCCCTATCAAGGAACTGTTGTATAGCATCAACAAAAGGTAGAAGACCAGCTTTGATCATGGTTTTTGCATAATCTGTTTCTGATTCTCTACCTTTAGATAAGTTGTTGTTGATGTTGCGTTGCCGTCTGTCAAACCCACGACTCCACATATGATCTTCTAAATCAGTTTGCTTTGTCATAAGAGTATCGAGAGATAAGTTTGTTTAAATCATTTAGCAATTCATCGCAGTGACCACGCATAATATCAAGAGATTCTTTACCTTCATCAATCAACTTAGCAAGTTCTTCCAAACTGTACTCTCTTGTACTGAAGTTCTTACCACATTCCTTACAGGTTCTAGACCTCCAAAGATATGCAGCTTCCCTTTCTCTTGTTTGTAAGACAACAGTATTGTCGCTGTTGCAGTTAGGACATTGAATCATTATTGTCCTCCCTTGTCATGTGTAGGTATTTAGATTCAAGTTTTTCAATACAAAGATCCCAGGCATCCTGTTCACTGATGTCTAGCTTCTTAGCAATAGACCTTGCAAGCTCCCTTAAATGAGTAGCTATTGCTGTGAGGTTGTATGGATAATCACTCATTACTTTTTCTCCAAACTAAAATTATCTAATAAAAATTTATAGTAATCTTTTTCAAGACTAGCCCATTTAATTTTTTTCATTTCTGTTTGTTTTATGATTGAATCACCCATAAGACAATCTTTCAATTCTGTTGTAGACGGAAACTTTAATGGACTTTTACCATTTGAAGTTAAGCATTGAAAAATTTTTTGTGACCATGACTCTTCAAAAGATAAGGATTCAATAGCATTGCAAAAAAGAGTAATAGTTTCACTATCTTTTTTATGTGGTTCTAATTTTTGCAAAACAAAATTCCACCTATCAATAGGCAAATCAAGTTTAAGTTTCATCTATCTACCCCCCTGGAATTGAATAGACGCATTGCGTAAGCTTTCCCAATACAATCCATTACCATCATCATCAATCAGGATAATAGAATGTTTCTCAAGGTCTACACATACATCTTTTATATACCTCCCCTCATCCTCATCGGATAAAAAGATACAAGCTCCCTTCAAAAATTCGCAAGGGATACTCTGATTGCTACTTAGTTTCATGTTCAACAATCTCCTTTTCTAAATTTGCTGCCATAAGTGATGCTTCAAACAACTTCTCAATTTGTTCGGCAGTCCTCCATAATGGTTGTTCAAGCATAGGTATGGATTGTTTTAGTAGTAGGCTATGTATAGTCCACTGTTCTCTAGTTAGAGAGATACTAATTCTCAAAGAGTCATTAGTTTTTGTTTCTTTTTGTGTCATGAAAAATAATAATCTGGAATAAAGGTTCGTGAAGAACCCATAAAAACTATTGCAAAAAAGTTTTTAAGAGTCCATCTAAAAGTTGGCCAAGGAAATAAAGCCAGGAATGATAACAAAAAAAAAGAAGAAAGAGCCTAGTGTTAGCTAGGCTTATGTTCATAACCATATTCATCTGCTAATAAATATAAATCTCTAAACATTTCGTCTAGTAACTCATCATTAACAGTTGTTGGTTTGTTTTTATATTGTGCATAAATTAATGCAGTTCTATAAATTAACTCGGTTTTTGAATACATAATTAGGCGTGGTTTTTAAAGTTTTTGATAAGGATATACATAAGAATTACTAGGCATACCCAAACAATTAAAAAAGTCATTCTTTCTCCTTAATATCAAGAGCTTTATAAGCCTCTAATAATTCCTTATTAGCAGCCTCCTGAGCAAACCATATACGCTCTATTTCTGCACGTTTAGCAGCTTTTAACTCTGCTTCGTGATTGCTTTTGTTGTTAGACATAATTAAAAGTAATAACTGGGCGGTTAAGGTTCACCTGTCAAGAGAACCCTTTAAAACCTCCGAAGAGGCTTTAAGGGATTGTCTAAAGGCCTTCATAGAGTTTGTCTAGATCGCCTTCTCTTTTAATGTCTTCTTTGATTCGTTGCTCGTGGAACTCTTCAAAGGTTTGATATTGATGATTTAATATTTGATAACCCATTGAATAAATTGCTTCATACTGAGCTTGACCTATAAGGTCAAAAATAGTCATGTTTGGCTCATCTATATTAAGGTTCTTTAAATCAATACAACCTCTTGAAACATCATCTGATAACCATTTAGCTCTGTCTGTGTTGTAAACATCAACTAAACTATCAGCAATTTCTGAAAGACAATCTTCTAAATTGTCTTGCTCGTACTCATTAACAAAGTTTTGTAGTAGATCAGTAATGATTGTGTATCGCCAATTATTAGGCAACTCGTCATCATGTAACTCTCTTACAAAATCTTGATAAGTCTCCTTTTGATCTTCCTTAAGTTGAATGTGTCCGCTTGGTTCAATTATGAAAGCATCATAAAACTTTCTTAACTGTTCCTTTTGGTTTGTTGTAGTAATCATTTGATTAATTAATTTACTGGGTTTAGATTCCACCCTTTTTAAATTTTGGGCGAGTCAGCCAGGAAAATTTTGGCCGACCCTTTTTAAGGAATCTTTAGAACCTTTAATTAAAAAGGCTCTAAGGATTCATTAAGTTTAATCCTCTGATTCTGAAGACCAACAAAGACAATGAGAACCAAAGCTGTATAAACCTAAAAGTTCTTTATTCTTGCACTTTGCTGTTTCTTCATTAAAGAAGTCTTCAAGATACTGAATATCTTCTTTTGTGTTGGTTGCTTCGTCAGAATAATAATTAACTATTCTTTTAAACTCTTCATATTTAAATAAAGGAGTCGCCCAACCATTCCACCTTTCTTTGGGATTGTGAAAGCCTTCAAATGATGGTGGTTCGTTATCTACTCTGTTACCACAAGGTAGATAGAACTTATCTTTAATAAGTGTCATCTTTAGTTTTATAGGTTCATTAGACATCATTACATATAATGAGTGCAAAGTCAATAAGATACCCGCACCGATAATAAAAAAAGATAAAGACCTATAAAGCACAATCAAGACAAAATACCAAGAATACCCCATAAATAATATAAGATATATTATAAAATCCTAGTTATATCAATAGTTTTACTAGGTATAAGGCTTATTTTTCTACAAACAACGACAGGCTATGGGTAAATTTGTAACGCATATATACGCATAACCCCTTCAAATTTTTGCTCCTAATTTTTTTTGGGGTAGTATCTTGCAACAGCAATCTAAGGGTTCTCCCCCCTAGTGCAATCCTAAGTGTATTCCTTAGTGTATTCTTAAGTAGAGAAAGAGACATTTCAAAACTCTTTCTCCTATAGTGGTCCCTAATAGAAATCCTTAATAAAACCTTCGTTAGAAACGTTAGTATTTCTTATTTGTTGAGGAGTCATACCCATAGCAGTTTGAGAAATGGTGTTGTTAAAAAGAGAGTTCCAGTTATCTGTGTGTATTGATAGTAGTTCTTCTTTTCTTTTAGATATATTTAGGTCTTCATTTTGAGCCATGTAGTCTGTCCAGTAAGCAACTGCACCTGCTAGAGAGTCAACAAGGTCATCATGCACAAGGGAACCTCTGTGTCTGGATATTCGTGATAGTTGATAGATAAGTTGGAGCTTTAATCTTCTTTCTGGTGTCTCTTGAGGGTTAGAACGGAAGTCTTTTTCTATCACTTTGCGGTCAATTATAAGCCTGTGAGAGTTCATTACAGGTTCAAGTGTGTCGATTATGCGTAGTTCTTTGGTCTTATTGTTTCTAACGTCTTCAACCTGGCAGGGGTGGAATCGCATTAGGAAAGGTTTTAGAAGTTCAGCGAACATACCACCACCAAAGTTTTGTTCTACGAGTATTTGATTTATGTTATTGTCTCTGGCAATCTTACTAATCTTCTCTAGAACAGCGTCAGAATAGCCTCCAGACAGCCCTAAACATTCTGTGACGTATAAATTACCATTAAGCATCTTAACGCAGCTTATAGCGGTCTGATCTTTACCCTTTCCAGAAGGGTCAACGAACATAACTGACCCTGTATATTCTATAAAGTCTCCAAATTCTTGGGCTGGTCGGTAGAATCTATCGCCATTAAACCCTACACATTGAAGGTCTTGTATTACATATTCGGGATTATTAGACCAGATTATTTTTTCTGGTGCAAATTCTTTATTTACAGAAGCGATTACTAGGTCGTTTATTTTTAATGGGTATCTATCTTGATCTGAGAGGGTTGTATCTAGTTGAAACTGTAGATTGAACCCAGAACGCCCATAGGAAGCTTCACGTTCCATCAAATCCTGTGCAGAGAACCTTATAGGGTCTACAGGGTCTTTCGGCTTTACAAGCCCTTCTGTAAGCTTTCTGCTGATAATAGGAGCAAGTCTATCTCCATAGTTGTTTTTTAGTTCTGGGTATCTAGCAGTCCATATTCTTGTTTCATATCCTCTTTCTTCTAGTGTAAGGTACACAGAGTTTTCTACCTGTGGTGTACCAAGAAAGGTAATCTTGCCATTTGGTTTTAAGATTGCTTCAAATTCTTTTACAGCTTCACTAAGTTTGTCTCTCATAGGCTGTGTGTAGGAGTTGTTAGGAACTTCTACATCATCAGCGATAACTTCATCTGCTCTAGCTCCTGACATCTGCCCTAAGACACCCCTAGAAGAGCATGAGGGAGCATGATCGGCCTGTGCAGGTTTTACATCAAAACTTACCTTACTGTTTCTCTGGTCATCTCTGGGTATCAAATCAGCAAGTATTGGCAT